GATGTAATGGAGGTTAGATTGGACCACGCTGAAGAAAATTATGACAAGTTAAGACTGGATAGTCCAGCGCACTCAATGGATACTTGTCCAGTATGTATGCATATGAAGTTAGGATACAAGTGATATGGTTTTATACACACTGTGTGATTGCGATTGTGATTGTAATTGCGGATGCAAGAGGAACCCTGGAACCAACGATAAAGAGTTGGGAAAAGAAATTAGGAATACCAGTACCAGAGGAAGTAGATGGCAAAGCCAATATCAGAGAGTAGTAGTTTAAATATTAGTGTTCCAATGCTTATACAGGCAATCGGATTTATCGGGGCTATGGTTTATGGATATGGACAGTTGAATGCTCGGTTGCAATTTGTTGAACACCAGGCTGAAATGAATGATAAAACTATTAAAGAAATGAAGTCATTACAAGATGCTCCTATACCAAGTGACGTAAGACAAGATGAAAAATTACGCAGAATTGAAGAAGAAATAGTAAGATTAAGAGATGGCAAAGGGGATTAATGCTGATAGTCAGGTACACATATCTATAGCTTTTTTAATAAAGGCAATGGTTGGAATCTCTATGTTGATAGCGGCATACTATCAAATACAAATGAAGTTTGCTAATATGGATAGAAGTATAGGAGATATGCACGAAGAATTGGTCGTACTGACTTCTAAAATGCACGATATGGAAAAACAACACTTAGAAGAACTTGAACACCATAATATAGAATTGGAAGAAGAAGTTAAAACTCAAAGAAGCTTATTGCAAAAAATGGGTCTAAAGAGACCATAATGGAAAAATTTATGATACAAGAGTGGGGAATCGTTGGAGTCATCGTATTCCTCTTTGTGGGACAGATAATGTTTCTGCAAAAGACTTTAATAAAAAAATTAACGGAAACAGATGAAAAGGTCATCGCTCTCATTAACAGATGGAATAGATCAGATGAGGCAAGGGACAGAAGGCACGAACAGGTCCTGCAAGAATTGAACGATGTTACAGACGATTTAAATTTCTTGAAGGGCAAAGCAGATGGTAGTCAAAAATAAACACAAAATTAGGAATGATTGATTCATTGAAAACTATAGGTAATGGCGTCGTAGGCGTCGGAGTGTGGTGGTTAAATCTACCAATGATATTACAAATGTTCGTTTCTGTTGCGACATTGGTATATATTATAATAAAAATTAAAAAAGAATTACAGAGTAAGTAATGCCTTTATATCAATATAAATGCAGTGACTGCGGTGTGGATGAAGATATCTATTCTAATATGATGATGGTGTCATCTGAAGATCCGCTCGTAGGTAGTAAGTGTCCTGACTGCGATGGTGGTAAGTTGGTCAGGGTTGTAACTATTCCGAATGCTATCGTAAGAGCTGGCGGTGCGTGGGCTACTGCAATTAGAAAAGATCAAGTTGGTTTCTCGGAAATGGGTGTAGAGGACAGCATTAAACGAATGAACTCAAATAAACAAAGGAGTTAAGATGAGTGAAATGGTCAGTTATGTAATGGAGAACTATGTACAAATGCTTTCGGCCGTTGGTGGTATTGTCGGTGGGTTTGCAGTTGTAGCGTCATTGACGCCAAATAAAAGTGACGATAGGATTGTCCAGATGATTCTGGATATGGTGAATTTCCTAGGCGCTAATTTTGGCAAAGCTAAGAACGGAGGATAGTGTGGGCAGGGTTAAATTAAATTCTTGGGCAACTAAATTGCTAAGGAAGGTTATTGGACAGGTTCTCAGAAAAGTTGGCGTCACGAGTACGCTTCTGTTCATTCTTGATATGATCGCCGACATGACAAAAACTAAAGCTGATGATAAGATCGTAGATGAATTAAAGAAGGCTATAAATCCTAAGTAATGCCAAGAGGAATTGCAACACTTAGGGATTTTTCTGGCGGGATAAATACACAGTTTAACCCTAGAGATATACAGGATAACCAACTCGGTTACGCACAGGATATTATGGGTGATCGGGTTGGGTCTATCCGTACTATGGGTAATGGCAGTGGTACACCTCGTCAGGTAAATAATTCTGCATCAGCAAAATCTATTAATACCTTAACTTCTACTGACCTTGCAAATTCTGCTGGATATGGGTTTAAACACTTTGAATTAGATTGGACTGAAGGCGGGGCTAACACTGGAGAGCATTATCTTGGTGTGGTTGACGAGGGTGGTGAATTAAATTTATGGGACTATACTAATAATTCTTGGGCAACTGTTAGTGTAGATATTCATGGTAGCGAAACGGATTGCAAACCTATTATAACCCCTATTAATAACGGAATAAGGGTAGCCGACACTAATTTAACAAACTCAAGCCAAATCAAGTATTATATGTATGTTAAAAGAAGTCAACTGGGTAGAGATAGGTCTGGCTTTTATGCTGGAAACAATACATTACCAGCACCATCTGCTGGCAATTTAGTTAGTTCAGCTACTTATACCGATGGGTCTATAAATTTTGAAATAAACTCGCAAAGTGCTGGCACTGGCACTTGGGCAAAAGATGACTATGCTTTTGCATACACTTTTGTTTATGATGGCAATCAGGAGTCTGCACCATATATAGTTAGTTCGGCTTTAGCCAAAGCTAATGTCAATGAAGATAGACCGTGGCAGTTAGAAGTGTATGCTGCAAATGCAACGGGAGCTACTGATTATGATGCTAGAATAACTGGAGCTAGGATATACTGGAAGTATTATGATACTACTGCAAGTAAAATTGAACAGGGCGAATGGAATCTTTTAGCAGATGTAGATCTAACAGGAACAAGTTCAGATGAGCACGCATACGGAATAAGGTCGAAACTAGGTGATAAATTCGCCAACTGGACAGTGAGTAGTAATGATGCAATTGCGACTATAATAATACAAGATCCTCCCATTGATACATACGCCACTTTAAATGGATACCGAAGTAGTGACGGTGCTTTAATTATAGGTAATACGAGTGATGGGTACAAGTCAGCTATTTTTACCAATCGAAGAATGTTCGTTGCTAATGTGAAAATGACAGGAGCTGATGGGGTACAGGTACAGGAAGCTGACAGAATCATGTATTCTCCAGTCAATAAGCCTGATATATTCCCAGGGAGTCAGTTTGTCGATGTGGTCAAGGGAGATGCGGAGCCCTATATTAAACTTGAAGCTGTAGGCGATAGGCTATTTGCTTTTAAAGGTGATAACTTATTCATAATAAATATTTCTAATCCCAGTCCTGCGGGGTGGTATCTAGAAGCTACTCATAGAGGTATGGGAATCCTTCATCCTGCTGCAGTATTTAAAGCCGACTTTGGAATAGTTTGGGTGAATCCTAATGGTCTTTTCATATATCAGGAAGGTGGAGGAGTGGCAGAACTTTCAGAGGGTAAGGTTCTCAATGGATACGGCACGGATGATTATGGATTCAACGCTTGGGGAAAACTCATTACAGCCAACTCAATTGTTGGATACTCACAGAAAGATAAAGAGGTAATCGTTAACATAGATTGTAGTAGTACAACAAACAATACAACTTTTGGAGGTAATGGAGCTGATGTGGTTGTATATGATATGGAGACTCAATCATTCTGGTTTGGAAAAAACAGGCTTACTAGCGGAGGGGTCGCATCTAACTTCGAGTATGACTGGAATGGAGATTTGATATATGCTTCAGAAACATCAGATACCACAACGATAAGATCATGGCAATCCGATAGCCAGACATCTACTGGAGTTTTATTTACCACAAAGGATATTGATTTTGGTAACCCAAGTAAAAAGAAAAAGATTTATGATATATATATAACATATAAGCATTCAGACAGTAATACAGTATCCAACTTCCTTAGTTATTCTACTAATGGAGGCACAAGTTTTGTAACTGTTGATGGCGATAACTCTACTGCGATTGCAAACAACACATTAGATCAGGCCACAAGCTGGGAGATACACAAGTTTACTTTCACTACGCCTGTTGAATGTCAGAGTATAACATTAAGATTTAACGGACCAACTACCAACGCTAGTAAGATTAATATTAATGATATATCAATTGAGTATAGAGAACTGTACGGAAGGGTGCCAGCAACCTAATGGCTTTTTTAAAAATAGACACTTCAGGTATGAACGCCAGATATGGCAGGAGTGCCCCTGTACAAAAATCTCAACAGGTAACGTCTTTTGATACTCCAAGTAAAAATAGAGCTCCAGATATACCAAAGACAGAGGCTAAAGAGGGCGATATTCTAAGTTTTTTTGATGATGGCAAGGGCAAGATATTAACATCTTTTGATGGCGGATACCAATCTGCTATGACCTCAAAGGTTTCTGATATGAGCAGGGTAGACCTCGGGTTTGACCCCATTTCAATTGCGGCGAGTAGAAGGTCTAGGATAGAATTTAAAGGGGCTGTTCAAGCTGGTTTAGTAAAGCAGAATATTGTTACTATTACATCTGACAATAAGGCTCAATATATATCTGGAAAGGCTCTTTATCTCGATGGAACCCTAGGCGGGGAGGTCGGAACCTTTGCTCGAGCTGAAGTCGCTTGCGAAATCAATGAAATTGTTATTAATGACCGTGGTGTTTACGATGCCTCTATTGTAATCCTTGAATCTGGCGGTGCGAATTGGACATTTGAATTTGGAACATCATCTGCACAGAATAATGATCTTGTTATGGATTCTGATGATTTATTTTATGCAGAACTTTCAAGCAGTGATATGACAATCACGACTGGAGCGAGGGCACTGTTTACCAGAAGCTCAAATGATTGGAAACTACATTCCCTTTCAAGTCTAGATGGTATTATAATGCAGACTGGAACTCTCCAGCCAATTGCGGATGACACCTACGATTTGGGAGCATCTACCAAAGAGTGGAAAGATTTATATGTTGATGGCACAGCAAATATTGACACTATTAGTTGTGGTGCTTTTAGCAGTACAGGAACAACGACACTTGGAGATGGAACTGGTGATGCTATAAATGTTAATGGAAGATTCGGTACGAGCCTGATTCCCGCCGCTGATGATAACCACGATTTGGGCAGTTCATCTTTAGCTTGGCAGGATTTATTCTTAGAGGGTGATCTTGAATTTACCGATGCATCAAGTATCAAATGCCCTAATATGCTCACTTTAGATGCGAGCACAGCTTCAAGTGGCGGAATTGCGTTAAAAAGTGGTACAGATATGACTTTTCATTCTGGGAATAATGACGACATTGCAAATGACTATATATATTTTACATACGATTCATTTAGACCAAACAAAGATAACACTATTGAGCTAGGGGGCAGTACAGCAGCCTGGTCTAATATATATTATGAAGGTAGTATTTCAGATACGTCCGATATAAGATTCAAAAAGAATGTTGATGATAGCAATTTGGGTCTATCGTTTATAAATGATTTAAGATCGGTGAGGTATAATCACAAAACTGACGATGATGCAGACAAAAAGAAGTATGGACTTATAGCTCAGGAAGTCCAAGAGGCTTTAGATATAGCTGGTGTGGATGATTTTTCTGGGGTGCATGACGAAAACAAAGATCACTTAAGAATTGATTACACTCAGTTCATAGCCCCCCTTATAAGAGCGGTTCAAGAATTAAGCAAAGAAATGAAAGAGATGAAAAATAATGAAACATAATAGTTTATTATTACCGTCGGCAAACATAAATTTAATTGGAGTAATGTATTATGTCTAGACAACCACAATTTGGACAAGGGGCAGGGGCTCTAGGTCCTATCAGTTCTGATGTATATGAGCAGTATGCGCCTCAAATGGCTATGACCGATTATCAGACAGATTTAGGTAGGTCTGGATATGAGCTTGCGAGAGATGTTGAATTAGAAAGCCAAGCGCAATTAGACGCTCAAATCGCTCAATCCGAAGCAGTAAAAGGATCTCAAAAATTAGAAGCTGAAAAGCTTAGAAAGAAGAGAAGAAAGGGGCAGAGGGTATCTTCTGCTGCTGCGGGCGCTACTTTAGGTGCACAGGTTGGCTCGATTGTCCCTGGTGTAGGAAATGTAGTGGGGGGGATTGTAGGTGGGCTTGGAGGGCTATTATTCGGCGAAGAGGGCGGCTATGTTCCCAATATTCACCCAAGGAGTATGTTGTTTAAGGAGTATCAGCAGGGTGGTGATGTTACTGGTTACACTGGACAAGGAAAATTCCTTCGTAGAGGTTTGCAAAATCTACAATTTAGACAAGAAGAGGTTAATAGAGCGGCAAAGAACGCAAAAAAAGCAGGTAAATATGGGTTCTGGGATGCGGCTTTAGATGTTGGCAAGGGCTATATGGCAGGTAAAACATTAGCACCTCAAGCTGAAACTATGCTGAATCTCGCTAAAAGTACATATGGATTAGCAAAGAACAAAGGGTTGGGAGCCGTTTGGGATGTCCTATCTGGTAAATCATCTGGCTTACCTAGTGTTAGTCCGTATCAAAATATAGAAACTCCAGTTGATATGACGATCTCCCAACAACCTACCTTTGGCGCTGAGAGCATACTTGGGTTAACGTCTGGCAGTAGTTTTGATAAAAGCGGAAGAATTACAAAGGGTCTCTCATCTACAAGAAAAACTTTGAGTGCTGCTGATAAAAGGTTGATGAATACATTTGTCTCAAAATCTCCCGTTAGAGATACAGCTTTGACTGATACTTCTATATCGAAAAACCGTTATAAGCCTAAGTGGAATTTGGAAAGGGGTGGATCACCGAAAGCACCGAAAGACCTAGGACAAATGATTATGTCTCAATTCGTGCAAAGACAGGAAAGTTAGTTATGCCACGATTTAGTGATAATTTATTAGGAGAAACAATGGGTCAGCCAGCTCCACAGCCAATGCCAAATATGCCTATGGGTGGACCCGCACCATCACCAATGCCAAATATGCCTATGGGTGGGCCAGGAGGTGGAATGTCTAACCCTGCTAAGGCTGAGGGTGCATTTTTAGGTCAGAATATTCCTCCACAACCAATTGCACCAATGGGCGGTCCAAGGGGTGGACCATCTCAGGCGAATAAAACTTCAGACGAGAATCAAACTATGGCGGCGGCAATACAACCACCACAGCCAATTGCACCAATGGGTGGTCCAGGTGGAATGGTTGCTGGAACTGCTTTAACACCCGCTATCCCATCCCCATCTGGGGGAGGGTCAGGGGCACTACCAACTGCAAGTATGGGTGGACCACCAATGCTTTCTATGGGTGGCCCAGGAGGTCAACCTATGGGTGGACCACCAGCGAATGCTTCTATGGGTGGACCACCACCAAATATGCCTATGGGTGGTCCAGGTGGTCGGGGAGATCTCGGAGCTATAAAAGGCGGTCCTGGTCAGGTTACTCCAAGCGGAGCCCCAACTGGTGAATATGATACTCCTACACCAACTAGTGGAGGTATGGCTTTAACCTCTCCAACCTCACAATCATTATTAGGGGCTACGTCAGGTGGTGATATCGCTTCTCAATTCGGCTTTGACGCATCTCAATACGGTGGATATTTTACACCAATTAGTGAGGCGATGAAGAAAGCTGGAACTGAAGCTGGGTATGCTGGAATGTTAGGTGAGCGGAGAGCACAGTTAAGGCAACAGACAGGTGAACAGAGACAAGGTTTAAGAGCGAGTTTATTACAAGACGTAATGATGTCCCAACAGCAGGGTGGAGCATCTGGATTCGCAGGTGGAGGAGCTCAACAGCAAGCGTTAGGACTGGCGAGAACTGGTAGACAGTTAGGAGCAGATCAGTTAGCCTCACAATATGGAAGAGGTATGTACGGTGTAAGACAGCAAATAGCAGGGCGTGTTGTTGCTGGTCAGCAAGCATTATCAACCGCACAACAGTCAATGTATGATAGAGCTCTAGCCCTACAAAGATCTGGGGCATCAATGTCTGGTGCTGGTACAGGTGCGGGTACTGGTGGAGGCACTGCTGGAGGGGCTGGTTCTGTTTTAGATATGGCAAGTCCAACTCCACAACAAGTAGATGTAGCAGCTTCAACTGGTATTGATTCGCAAATAGCAGCACAGGGAGGAATACCATCAGATCCAACAATGGCAGGTAATGTAATATCTGGAGTAGGTCAAGGCGCAGGAACTTATGCAGATGCTGACGATCAAG